TCCACGCATCAATGTCGCAGATATCGCACCGGCACCTCTAGGAATTGCCAAGACACGATATTGCGATACGTCGATATGCTTCGCTGCATTGTATTTAGAAGAACCGGCAGGTAGTAAATATGCACCCATCTTCTCAAAATCTCGTACGCGGTCGGCACCAACAATTACGGTGATGTCCTTAAAGCCCGCCGCGGACGCATCAGCGTACGCAGAGAATGGGGTGTTCATCGCTGGATTGTCGTTGAACGTCACGCGAGGAAACAATTGACGCAAGAACTGAACCTTCTCTCGGAAGGGCAGCGGATTCCTCTTCACATCTGTCGTCGGTGATGCGTAGACTCTGGCATCGGCGCCTAACCGGTTCGCGGTCCGCGTAAGAAAGGCAATAAGAAGAGCATGGCCCGTCGTCGGAGGATTGAACCGCCCGAATGCGATGACGATACGTTTCTCTTTAGCCATGCGATCTATTTAGAAAATTACTGCCAGTCTCTGGGTGCCATGAAGTTCGCTCGACTGAATTCCAGACGGTCAACCAGCTTCACCATACGTCCCGCACGTGATACCGCAACGTACCCTTCAGGGCCCGTCACACGGAAGCCGTTGGCGGTTGGGATGAATGTCGCCACACGAGCGGCCTGCTCAAGTTTCCGAATGATTACGGTTTTCGCCGCCGTGATTGCCGCATGTAGTTCAAACCACTGCGACATCTCGCGCTGATTGGTCCGCACCGCGTCAAGCATAACAGTAAATTTCGCCGTGACATTCTCCTTCCCCGCCTCGCTCGACCGTTTTGCCCTCTCCTTCGCCATCCGCCCCGCGAGAAAAATGGAGAGGTCGTTGACCATCTGTCTTGATGATTTTGCCTGACCGCCACGAACTTGCTGATTCAAAAACATGTTCATGAGGGTATTCAACGGCTCAGACTCGAACGTCGTGTAGATCAACGCCGGTATCCTCTGTGCTAATGTGCCAACCCGCGACAACAGCAAGGAGAACTCTCCTTCTTCATCATTAGTGAAGGACACATTGCCAGACACATCATCGTACGAGGCATCCAGCGATGCAACACGGCTCGTCTTCTTCAACGAAGAGAACACCCCCGGCGTAATGGGCGCGGCACGGAGGCGGGCCACTGTGCCCGATCCCGAATACATCGTGTGAATGACAATGCCAAGTGCCGCTCGGTCGATACTCTGCCCCAAGGCACTCTCCACACCGACAGCGTAGAGGATGGTGTTTGGGCGGAATGTCAGATAATCCTTGCCCTGAATGGACTGTGCTTTGACACTACGCGCTCCACTGAAGAGTAAGTCCCCTTGCAGCACTCGGGTAGGTTGGAGCAGGGCTAGCTCACTCAGACAGTCGTGTAGCACCCCACCGACACCTCCAGAGCCATACGTCTCAGTAATCTGTGCGTGAGACTTCATCAGCTTTGGCACTTTGCTGAACGCGGACTTGGTAGCGACGAAGAATCTGCCATCTGCCGGGTCTGGTCCGAAGACCACACTTGGCGCGCCATCCCATTTCGTGGTCACGTGCAGAGCTTTCGAGACACCGCCACTGATGAGCATATGCCGAAACTGGCGCAGCACTTCAATCGCATGTCGCATGCCGGCAATTCCATCGTCAAGCATCAAATCTTCAAGATGTGTGAGATGCGTCAGCTTGCCGCTTTTACTCTCCTGTATAAATTCGTTGAATGTGATCATAGCGGCCCTAGTTGTAGTGCCCGATAGATGTCTCGTTGTGTGTCCATAATACGATACCACTCTTGAATTTTTTTGAACAATAATACCATCGCTGGATGTTTCGGTGCCTTAACGAAAGCAAGGGCAAATAGTGGATAAGTGCCATTGACTAAGTTGTGGCGAAATTTCTTAATCTCGGCGAGTGCCGCTCGATATCCCAATGTGGGAAACCATACCACCATTTCCAATGCGATGTCATGTGCATACGCCTCGACTTCATCGAAATCTCCAAGATACTTCTGTAGATCCCAAAGGTCGTCATCATCCGCCGTCGGTATAAATTTCTGCGAGAGAGCGTCATCAGGACGATGGATGTTCTGGTGACGATGTGCCAATTCGTGCATAAGGTATGTCCAGAAATAGAAGTGTCGACGTTGCCAGTCTTCCGTTTGAACCCCGCAGCGACGCCCCCGTGGATGAACATGCCACTCAATATGTATATCGATTCGCCGACGCGGCCGCGTCTGGAGCCACGTCGGCGACCACTGAGCCGTTAGTTCCAAGCCGGTGGGATCTACGCTTATATCTTCTACCAACTCATTGTGTACCTTAAATGGTATCGTCACCTCATTCAGCCGCGACAGGAATGGCGTAATATACATGGAGGGCCCTCTATATCGCTGCTGCGACATGGGGGTCAAGACGCTTTCCACATCTTCACGCATTGCCAATGCGTCGTCGGTAATTTTTTTGTGGAGTGTAAGCAGTTGCACGAACGACGCCTCCCCATATATTTAGGGAGATTCCGTCTCGTCCAGGCCGCCTGTGTGTAAGGGAGCAAGTGGTCGACGTGGCATTCGAGAGGCGCCACTAAACATTGAACCGAATGGCGACTCCTGCGACGCTGAGTCGGCAGCCGCACCGAGCGAAATATTGTGGACTGCGGTTCCACTCGGATTATACAACATCATCCGCGAGGTATCGATGCCCAGCAGAAACTTCTCAAACGAATTGCGTTTGCCATAACGATTCTTCAATGTGTACACTTGAATCTGATTGCTTTGCTCTAGTTCCTCCGTCGAGGTCAGGGCGATAATGAAGTCTGCGGTCTGCGCGATGGCAAAACTCTCGCTGATTTTATCTAGCCCGGGGTCAGACTCCGCGTGACCTGTACGATTGAACTGTGCCGCAGTAAAGATGGGGAGATTGTGTTCGACTGCCAACCCACGCAACTCCTCCGCGATAGACTTGTTGTAGGTATACGAGTTCACCGAATTGCCCATTTTGACTCGTGCTGAAGAACAGATGGACAGATAGTCAATGAACAGAATGTCTGGCGTAAAGTTCTGCTTCCCCTTGAGTTCCTGTAGCAACGAACGGAAATGCCCTGCGTGTGCGGCACCTGTCGGATATTCCTTGATAATCAACTTCCCCGTGGAAGTCGCCCGCAGCCCCTCAATCTTTCTGGTGTACTGACTGTGTGAGAGTGCCACAACATCATCCATCGGCACATTCATCATGTTCGCATCGATACGTTCCGCAATACGTTCTTCCGCCATCTCCAATGTGATGTAGAGGACGTTCTTACTCATCCGCAAACACGCTGCGGCCATATGGACGAGGAACAAGGACTTACCCACATTCGTTCCAGCAAGTACGCAGTTCAGCGTCTTTGTGGGAACACCACCCTTGGTCATGCCATTGAACACTTCAAGGTCAAATGGAATGCGTGACTCCGCACGATGGTAAAACTCATACCGTGTTTCGGCATCACCAAAGAAATCGTGCCCCACATGCGTATCGAAACTGACCGTCAATGCATCTCGCAACAAGTCTGGAATGCCATGTGGCGTCTCCTCTGGATTGTCGAGCATCGCAACACTCTTCCGCAAAGCCACATACAACGCCCTATCCTGGCAATACTTTTCCGCTTGTTCGATCAGATAGTCGTGTTGTGACGGTTCCATCGCGTCCATCTGTTCGATCTCGGTAAGCGTCTCGGATGTTTCTTTGGCCTCGCGTTCCGATAATGTACGCACATCATCGAGCCCCAGGCGCAGTGCTGCGAATGACGGGACGGTGTGATACTTATCGTAAAACTCTCCAAAAAGCGCATAGATAGTCGCACACGGTTGGGACTCGAAATATTCGTCTTTGAGATATGGGGCGATCTGTTCCGCCAACTCTGGCGTGGACATCACTTGCCGTAAAATTGTATGCTCTAACAGCACAGCCATCAATGAATGCCCTTCGTCTCCGTCGTTAAGAGTGCGTCGAAATTTGTGGTCGAGATGAAATGCAACCACGACAGAAGTATTTCAGAACAATACGAATCAAACGCGGCGTCGGAATTGAAGTCCGTCGGGCTTTCGTGTATCACCGTCTCAAATTGTGTCGGCACCATGCCGTTTGCCAAACGCTCTTTCATGACCGTGAACTTCTTGAACGAAAACGTGACCCCCTTATACGGACCACGAAGAATCTCTATTCCAAGAATCGAATCCCCCTTCTCAACGGGAATTAAGCGGGGCATAATATCATTTAGAATATTCTCTTCACTCACCAATAAGCTCCATTTCCTCGTCTGTAATTGGCGCCCCTATTGACCCATACAGAAAATGGTCTTTAATATAAACTTCCACACTGTCGAGGATTTCTTTTGTAAAATACTTTTCGGGTTCGCGAAGAATCGCTTTCTCAAAGACCTTCGCACCATTAGGGAATTCATACCGCGTTGAGACTTTCTTCACGCAGCCCTGCTTAACCGCCAACGCCAGCAATCCGTAGTGACGGTCGAGCCCGCCATCGAAGAGAATGCGCGTTTCCACCGCCGTCTCTTCTTTGGTCAGCCGCGACTTCATCATCCGGGCCTTGACGATATTGCCGACGACCTCCTTGTCCGCAGCGCGGTCTTTCTTCTTGGACAAAAACACGATGATGTCCGCCGCATACTTGGCACCCTGCCCTCCAGCCATTTCCTTCGTCGGAAAATACGAACCGATGACGGAGTACACATGATTGGTGACAATCAACGGCACCTTTGCTTTAGCCAACTTCAAACGCAGCACACGGAATGCGGCCTTGATCAATGTCGCCTTCGACATGTCGCGCACATCCTTCTGGTTCGCCATGTCCTCCGTTTCCTTCTTTGATGGCAGTGCGGACAGACTATCCAATACCATCAGCAGCGGAAACCGTTTCTCCTCCGGCAACTGCACATAGGCATCGAGTGTCTTGTAAGCAACATGCCGAAACTTTTCAATGCTGTCAGGTTCCGATTTCGCAACCCGTGAAATATCAATTCCTCGCGTGGTGAGCATCTCATTCGTCACGGCACTTTCGGTGTCGAAATAAAATACATGCCCGTTTTTATTGTCGGTCAAGAAACTCTTGATGATACCCAAGGCAAAGAATGTTTTGCCTGTTGCGGGATCGCCAGCGAAGACGACCGCTTTGTTGTTGGGTATGCCACCGTAGAGACTGCCAGAGACCGCGGCGTTCAGAATGTAACTGCCCGTATCGATGTAGCCGGTGAATTCGGATGAAGATAACCCATCGCTTGCGACTGTTGTATCAGGGTCACCCAAGTCATGAATGAAGGTCTTGAAAAAACTTTTGGACATGAATATATTATATCACAGGACGGGGAGAGAACAAACAATTTAGTTTTTGCGGACGTATCTGGTGCGGCGTTTGCCGGACTTCGGGCGGTCGATGACGGGGACCGTATCATCGAGGTTGCGATTCGCCAGCGTATCAGTGTCTGCCGACTCGCTATCGTCGTTCGTCTCTGTGACGTGCGCTGTGCCGCTCTTGTAAGCGTGTTGCGCCGGAACGCCGATGCGCATACCCGTGGCGATATCTTCAGTCGTAATGCTCACAACAGGACTTTCATGTTCCTTCGACACACGCGGCGGCTCGATCTCTTCGGCCGATAGCGTCTCGTCGGCGTCTGGCGCGTACGCTATCGTGCGTCCTTCGTCGCTCTCACCACCCCAGCCATCACCCGTTGTTTCCGCCTGGATTTTCTTGATTGTCGTCTGCGCGGCCAGCAACAACGCAATCGCCATCGGATCAAAAACCACCAAGATCAGCAAAATGAATGCCGTTACAACGGTATCCATTGTGGACAAATCTTCATTCCCATAAATTGCCTTCGCGACAAACAGCAACGGTCCCACATCCACACGTTGAACCTGGGCTTCCTGTTCGACCTCGGCGACCGCGCGTTCTGCGACCGAGAGTGCAGCCGACGATACTTGTAGGTTTGCTTGGAGTTCCCGTTGGATCTCGTTCTGGGATCGTAAGACCTCGACCGCCCCGTTAGCGCCCGTTAGACGGGCGTAGGCAGTTAGCTCCTCTATTACAGCGTTCGCAGTATCCCCCTCGATAAAAGCCGTCAGTACTGCTTCGTCACGCTCATATTGCTCCCGCGCTAAATCGGCATCGCGTTCAGCAGCAGTATTATTGCTGGCAAGTAATGTCAGTGGAGCTTGTTGCTCAAGGTATGCTCGTGACAAGTAACCGAAAATTCCGATGTCGGTAATGACCATCAACAGCAGCACACCAACGGTCAGGTAGGCCACCAAAATTTTCGGTGCGACTCGCCACGTTCTGTAGATCCACGAGGCCGCGGCAAGTTTCGCGGCCTCCAAGATCCCTCCCATAATCACAATTGGCCAAAACACACTAGCAAAAATATATGCCAGTCCGGTCACACTGTAGAAGGCAGCGACGGCCGAAAGCATCAGCCCAATTGTGAAACAGAAAAACCGCAGAAACGGAAATGTTTTAAGCACTACTACAATACCTCATGCTTGTGGGCTAACCATCCACGGTTTTCAGCAGGTAACTGCGCGTCTCTCCGTCCTGCTTAACTGTGACTGTCTCCCCTTGACTGATCTTCCGATTCCACACCACGTTTCCAGAAATCGGGTGATACAGCGTTGCGTCGACATTACGGTTGGGCGCAAACTCAACCGACTTACGAATGCCCAGCAACCCCACGTACCACTCCGGTCCAAACCCTTGGGCAAATGCACGCACCAAACCGCGGTCGGGACCATCGGGCCAAATCTGTTCATTCAAGGTCGGCTCTAGGGGATGCTGTGGATTCGTCCAATGATGATTCGCACTTTCTCCATTGGCGATATTCACCGGCACGTTCGACATCAATGACTCGATAGATTCCCACATCTCCCCTCCGCGTGGGATATCACAGAAATCGAATTCGTTCTCGTTGGCCCTATCCTGTCCTTTTACACCGTGGATGCTGTGAAAGCAGAAGGCAGCGCCCCCACTCAAGAATGTATACAGAGCCCCCATACCAAAATGCTCTGGAATCGACATCCCGCCAGAATTCGGACCAAACCCAGCCGGTTCATTATTCACGAAGACTTTGGGCATATAGCTGTGGTGCCCTGCGTACTGATAGTGCCACGGTTGGCGAATGATACGATATCCATCCTCCCACTCCGTGCGATCAAAATGCGGGGTCGCAATCGGCGAACGGCACCCATGTTCCCCATACAACTTCTCCAGTCCAGCAATCTCTTCGTGACTGCCGGTCGGCGAGCTTGCGGCAAACGGAATCTTCGTACTCTTCGACAGAATCTCACAATACCGAGTCAACTCGTCCATACTGACGCCGTTCATTTCGGCCTCATTCGCGACTTCGATGAACTGCACCATCTCTCGACGGTCGTTGCAGAATTGCGCTACCTCTCCCACGAACTTCTCCCGATCAGTTCTGCTTGGCATCGAGTGGTCACCATCAGCGAAAATAACAGGCTGCGTACGCATGCGGCGTTCCCATGCCAACTCCATCACGCGGTGGTATGCATCCCACGACCGTGGCTTAATATCGAAGGGCCAATACGGAGGCGTCCCAACCATCAACAGTATGCGGATGTAATGACATCCGTTCTGAGACAACCAATCTAAATTTCGAATGAGTCGCGCTTCATCAACCTCTGCGGACCTCACGGCATACATGTACGTCGCACCGATAGCCGGATAAACTCCATTGTCATCAGCAAACATCTTTGACTCAAGTCGAGAAATTCCTCTCGGCACGCGGTTACGCACTTCTGGAAGAGGCGTTGGTGTCGGTTCTGGCTTCGGCTTTAACGGATCTAGGTCGGCGCCCAGTGCCGCAATTGGTTTGCCGTCCGCCAATCGGTACACGACGAAGTTGCCATCCGCTTGTAGCACGCCTTCGTACTTACCGTCTCTTGATGTGATTCTGTCGCTCATTTTTCTCTCCCCACGAAGCCCATCGTTGATATAGGATTCTGCGTACGCGCTGTTCATTTCCCGAAGCCGGCGGCTATGGGCACCCTCCCTTCTAGAAGTCAAAATAAAACATCTTGTTTTTCTACATGCCAACCGGCGGCGCTCAATATGGCCTCCAACGGGTCAAGAAACGACTTCTGCCACTGTGTCTCATAATCCAGCATCGCCTCGACGTTCCATGACTCGGGGCAGCCATCCGGCGCCG